TTTTCCGGGGTTTCCACCACATAGCCCTCGTTCCGGCTGTTGTAATCTTCCACCCGGTCTTTTTCCGGCTTGTCCTTGATATGGCGCCGCCATGTGCCGGACTGCATGTAAATGGACAGGTTGTCCAGGCTGGTGATCACCAGGCCGCGACCGGGGAAGTTGTTCGGCGTTGTCCAGTCCATCCCCCCGAACTTGGTCAGGGATGCCGTGGCAAGGGTTTTTTCCGTTGGCTGGGCACCGATGGCCTGATACAGGGCCGATTTTTCCATGCCCACCAGTTCGTCTCCGATCAAGGCAATCAGATCCTGGCGCAGGTATCTGGGAATGCCGGCAACAAGTTCGGCCACGGCATGATCCAGGTTCACAAAATCACCATCCGCACCGATGCGGATTTCCCCCGGGGCTTTCTCCCCCTGGGTCAGGATGTTTGCGGACAGGTTTTCCCGCATGTACTGCAGCCAGCCCTTGTTGACATCCTGCATCAACGGATATGTGACCAGGTTGGTATCGGCAGCGGCCGACTCGCCGTACCAACCGATCAGGCACCTGTCGTTTGCAATCCGCTTTTGGACATAACGTGCATACCGGTCTGCCATATCCGGGAACTTGGCCCATGCGTCCATGGTGGCATAGCGCATGTACACATCAGAGTTGGTCTGGTAAAGCTTGTAGTCATAGGTATCCAGCCCCAGCAGATTATTCGGCGTACGTTCGCCGTCGCCGCTGGTGTCTGTCCGGCCGGATGCCGGCCCGGATGCATACCCAAGAATGTTCTGTCCCTCGATCTCATCAACAGAGATGACATTGATCCTGGACAGGAAATTGTCCTGTTCAACAATTTTATCATTCAGCCGCTGTTCCACCGTGGGTGTGGCCGAAAACTGTTCGGATACGGTGTCAACACCATAGGCTTTAGCGATGCGGGCCTTGATGATGTTAAACTTCTGTTTAGTCTCTTTTTTCATCTATAATTCTCCTGGTGCCGGGATCCCCCTGGCCTTAAAGAAGTTCGTCCTCGTCGCCTGCCGGTGCGGTTGTCTCGCTAAACTGGGTACCGGGCACGGCCTTTTCCATCCGGACAACCAGGGAATCGAACTTTTTCCCCAGGTCGTCCAGGCCTGTTTTAAGTTCGGTAAAGTCCTCTGCCGGGGGCGTGGCGGTGTCATCTCCGGAATCATCCGGGGTATCCGCCACATCCTCCTGGGGCGGATGGTCTGCGGCCATAAACGCATCAAGCCGTTCAGCAAGGCCGGATACGGCATCAAGGCTCTTTTTAAATTCGCCCTTCAGCTCATCAAATTGTTTCTGGTCCATGGGTTCTTCCTCTTTTATTTCAGTTTCTGGTTTTGATTTGGAGAAGATCTGCAAAAGCCTGCGAAACAAGGTAAATGCCGTTTCATCATCGGCGGCATCCCGCAGGTCCGGGACCGGGTCTCCGGGATATCGGGCCGTAAATGTCCGGTCCGGGTTTGTGGAAAAACGCATTTCATCCGTGCCGAGACTTGCCGGTTCATCTGTCATGGCCAGGCCGCCCAGGTAGAATTTCCCGGTCTCGGCAAAGTTTTCAATCACTTCAATGCTGAAATGCAGTTTGTCTTCCCAGACCTGATTGCGTTCGATCAGATCCCGGCTGGGGGATATTTTGGCAAACAGCCGGACAGTATCACCGTCTTGTTCTGCCTTCACTTCCCGGACAGAACCGTAAGACCCCATATACCTGCGATGATCAATCCAGAGCTTGGCCGTGTATTCATCCGGATTGTATGTTTCGGCCATATCCTTGAGCCACTGGGGATCTATTTTCCGCCCGTCAACGGTGGGGCCTGATTTCGCAATGCGTTTCCAGTCTGTTACAAGAGAGCCCGGCATTTATTCTCCTTAAAATGATTCTTTTTCCCCAATGGTAAAAAAGGAATACGCCACTGTACACGAAAGGCGGTCCGATTTTCGCGTTATCGGATGGAAACAGCGTCCAAGGCCCCGTCATCATTGATATTGTATGGGTATGAGTTACTATCCACAGGAAATATTAGAAGCGGCAAAACGCTTGTATCTGCGCCGGCACAAACCCAAGGAAATTGCAGAGATCACAAACGTTCCCCTGCGCACGGTTTATGACTGGCGGAACAAGGGCCAATGGGATGACATGCTCTCCTATGAAACCGTGGAAGAGGCCATGGCCCGCCGCCTGGCCATCCTTGCCGAAAAAGAAAACAAGCAGCCCATTGACCTGGAAGAGATCAAAAGCCTTACAGATTCTCTTATCCGGCTGAGTGCCAGCCGGGGCCGTAATGATTCAGAAAAGCCCCAGGGCGGTACCGGGACCGGTACCGGCGGTAATAGCAAACAAGGGGGAAAGAAAAAGTCAAACACCCGCAAACATAAAAATGACGTCTCCGGCCTGACTGCCCAAGATTTCAAGGAAAAGCTGCATAAAAATTATTTTGAATACCAGCTTGCCATGCGCGAAGAACGCATACACCGCATGCGCATGTATCTTAAATCCAGGCAGATCGGAGCAACCTGGTATTTTTCCCAGGAGGCGTTTGAAGATGCCACCCTGGAAGGCCGCAATAAAATTTTTCTGTCCGCCACCCGGGCCCAGGCCGAAACATTCCGGCGGTATATCATCGCCTGTGCCCAGCAGCACTTTGACATCGAGCTCAAAGGCAACCCCATTATCCTGCACACAAAGCACGGCCCGGCGGAACTTCATTTTTTATCGAACAATTCCAAGTCCGCCCAGTCCTATCACGGGGATGTATATATTGACGAATTTTTCTGGATCCAGGGATTCAACGACTTATATAAGGTGGCGTCCGGCATGGCCGCGCACAAAAAATGGCGTAAGACTTTGTTCTCCACGCCGTCTGCTGTAACCCACCAGGCCTATGACCTATGGACCGGTGACAGGTACAATCAGCGGTTTAAAAAGAAACGGGTGGAGTTCCCCGGATTTAAGCAGATGCAGTCCGGGATCATTTGTCCGGATACCACATACCGGAAAATCATCACCCTGGATGATGCGGAAAAAGCCGGGTGTGATCTGTTCGACCGGGCCCAGCTCCGGCTGGAATATTCCCCGGATGAATTTAAAAACCTGTTTGGGTGCCTGTTTGTGGATGACACCTTCGGTGTTTTTAAATTTGCAGACCTGGAAAACTGCACCATTGACACCAGCACCTGGACGGACATTGATCCAAATGCAAAACGGCCCGTGGGGAATTACCCGGTATGGGCCGGGTACGATCCAAGCCGGTCCGGGGATGATGCCTCTTTTGTTATCCTGATGCCGCCGCTTGAACCGGGTGGTAAATTCAGGCTCATTGTCCGGCTTAAATGGGTGAACAAAAGCTTCACCTGGCAAGCGGCAGAGATCAAAAAGCTGACCCAGCAATACAATTTTGCATACATGGGCATTGATGTAACCGGCCCGGGCCTGGGTGTGTTTGACACCGTGCGCAATTTCTATCCCCAGGCAACCCCCATCCACTATTCCGTAGGCAATAAAACAGCCATGGTGCTCAAGGCCCAGGAAGTGATCGGCGCCAACCGGATTTTATGGGATGCAGACGAAACCACCATTGCCCACGCCTTTTTGACAATCCGCAAAACAACAACAAACAGCGGCCAGATCACATACGCAGCAAACAGGACAGACAGCACCGGCCATGCGGACGTGGCATGGGCCATCATGCATGCCCTGGCAAATGAGCCCATCAGCCACGATCATATCCAGAGCGCTACGGTTGAAATTTTATAGGAGAATACAATGGAAGAGATCAAAAACGATTCATCATCAATGGCCTTTACCTTCGGGGATCCGGAACCCATCCTGGATGGGCAGTACCTGACCGATTATGTGGGGATCTGGCTCCTGGATAATGGGCAGTATTATACACCGCCGGTGTCCTGGGCAGGCCTGGCCAGGCTGCGAGGTGCGAACGCATACCACGGGCCGCTTTTGGAGTTCAAAGCAAACATGATCCTGCGCCGGTTTGTGGCCTCTGCGGCATGCCCGTTGTCACAAATGCAGCCGTTTACAACTGATTATGTGACCTTCAATAACGCATATTTCCAGAGGATTAAAAACTTTCTTGGGGAAACCGTTTTCTTAAAACACCTGCCGGCCATAAACATGCGCCGGATGAAAACAGAAAATCAATACTGCATGCTCAATGTGGACGGATCCAGGACTGACTTTGAAGTGGGGGAGGTGGTCCATATAAAAAACTATGACGTGGCCCAGATCATCTATGGCCTGCCAACATACTTGGGTGCAATCCAGTCCATGCTGTTAAATGAGGACGCAACATTGTTCCGGCGTCGGTATTACATGAACGGGGCCCATGTCGGATACATTTTTTATTCATCCTCAGCGAGCCTGGAGGAAAAGGACAAGAACTCTATCCGTGACGCCGTGAAATCAGCCAAAAAACTTGGCAATTTTCGGAATCTGTTTCTTCACATCCCCAACGGCAGGGAAAAGGATATCCAGATCATACCGGTGGGGGATTTTTCCACAAAGGATGAGCTGCAAAAAATCAAAAATATTTCCCGGGACGATATCATCGCTGCTCACCGGATACCGCCGGCACTGGCCTCCATTGTTCCGGCAGAGGCCCGGGGAGGGTTTGGGGACATAGAAAAATCAGATATTGTTTATGAAAAAAACGAAATAGAGCCCTTGCGTAACCATTTGGCCCAAATAAATGATTATTTACCGGCAAAATGGCGCATATCCTTTGCGCATCCAGAATATGAGGAGTAAAATTAAGATATAAAAAACAGGAGAATACAATCAATGGCAGTAAAAGTGACATGCAACCGGTGTGGTTATACCGCAACAATATCATCATCATCAATTGAGTCTGACGAAGTCAAACGCCTGTATTGCTGCTGCAAAAATGCCGACTGCGGCCATACCTTTGTTATGGACCTGTCATTCTCCCATACCCTATCTCCATCCGCACTGGATATCCCTGACGAAGTGTTGACCCGTCTGCACACATCCACGAGATGCGAACAGCAAAAGATTTTTTCCCGCCTGGCCGTTCCATAAATATTATTTTTCAACATTCTGGCCGTTTTTAAATCAGGTCATAGATAACCGGGATCCCGGTCGTCTATGACCTGATTTTTTTTGGGGTAACCCTATCTGTTTTAAAAAAAAGTAAGAACGTAAGAATCGTGATTTTTCATTTCTAAATACTTGATTAAACAAGAAAAAAGTTGAATTCAATTTTGTAAGGATCGTGTAAGGAAAAGTAAGTCAAAAAGTAATGTGTAATAATCATAGATACTTATACTTTTATATAAAAGTAATAAAAAAAGTAATATTCCTTACATGTTCCTTACTTAATCCTTACCTTTTTTTGAAAATATAACCCACTAAATATACAAT